CGTCCTTGCCAGTTGCTGCTGCTTCGTTGCGCACGGCCAGCATGTGTTGCCAGCTACTCGCGTACCAGGACATCGCTCACCTCCTTCCCCTCGCCGAGCAGGGCGCGCAGCTCTTCCATCACTTGTCCGGCGTAATACTCGCCCGCATCGACAGGCGCATGACCGTCGCCGATGCCGTGGGAATCGACCGCCGATCCGCACATGCAATGTCCTTCGCTGAAATCCCCGTGCTCAATCAGTTCCAGCAGCTTTCGCAACAGCCCCTCGCTCACCGCCTTGCCGTTGAGGCGCGGAGCCGCTTCCAGCGCTGCATCCCACAGCCAATCAAACTGGGCGCCATGATCGCAGCCGCCCGCGTATGCCTTGTCGTCTTCCTTATTGACGGCAATGAACATCTCGCGCGTTGGCTCAACCGGCACAAGCGCATACCCATCCGGCACCACAAACCTTGCGCGCAGGGCTTCCAGCTTTTCGGCTTGGCGCTCGCATTGCCCCTTCCACATATCACGGTTACGCTCGATGCGATCACGCTCCTCCCTGAGCGCCTGGGCCTCGGCTTCGAGTTTGATGTTCTGTTTGATAGCCTCGTCCAGGTATTCGGAGATATCGACCTCAAGGCCACAGCACGGGCACATTCCGTCGGCCTCTCCATGCTCGAACAAGGTCATCCCCTCGTGGCAGCTCCAGCACTTGATGCGGATTGCGTCATTCATTGCGACCTCCTTGAGCGGGCTGCGCTACATTGCGGTCATTCCAGCGGGCTACCGCTTCCTCCTTCGATAGCGGGTAGCCGAGACCGGCAGCCTCAAGTTCTGCCTCGGACGGCATTCCCTGCGCCGGCGCGGCGGCGAGTGCATCGCGCATCTGACGGTGCAGGATTGAGCCGCTTCCGATCTCGTTGAAGGGGTTGCTGTCCAGATACTCGACGGCCTCGCGCAAAGCATCCGGCACCTGCCCAGCCTGGGCGACCGGGTGCGCGTAGAGCTTGATACCGGGTCCGTACAGGCCGGCAGCAGCCTCCGTCCACCTCACCCAGAACGCATGAAGTCCGCGATTGGCAAGCGCCACCGGCTCCTGCTTCTCCAGCTCCGCCACCCTGGCCTGGGCGGCGTAGGCACGATCCTGCACGCGATTGAACAGTGAGGCCCACTTGGCGACGATTCCGGCGTGCTGGGCGACGGTCATCAGCGGTTCGCCTTCTGGGTGCATGTAGTTGAACTGCATATCTCCGTTCAGGTCGCGCCACATCCACGCCACCACCTCCGGCCGCTCCAGCTCCGGCGCCGGGGAGGGTTGCGCCAGGGCGGCGCGCTGAATTGCCTTCAGCGCTTTCCAGTCGTCCACGATGGTGCCGTCATCGCCATAGCGGCGGCGATCCTCAACCCACATCACGGCGCGGTCGAAGACATTCCACGGCACCCGAACAATCGGCAGGGTGCCCCAGCCATTCCGCTCCCCCTGCGCGCCCTCTGCCTGCTCGGCCTTCAACAGTCGCTCCAAGTGATCAGCTGCAAGATCCTGCTCACCCGGCATAGCGTCACCATGGCGCAGAAGAACGATCAGTTTTTTGATGTCGTCCTCTGCCTGCTCGGGGTGCTCGTAGCGTTCCTTCTGGCATCTCATCAGGTCTGGATAGCCACCCGGGCGACCAATGCGGTGAGCTCCGTCTACCAGCGGAATTCCAGCTTGGCAGCCGTCGCATTGGTTACGCTCCCCCTGCCGCAATGCGAGGAGTGCGTCGATGCGCTCATGCCAGTACGGCGGGATGCTGAAGATGGTGCGCATCTCACGGAGCAGCGCTTCCGCCTGCTCCAGCCGCCCCCGCAGAATCTCAACGTTCTGCACCGTCACATCCATGGCTACGTCTTCGCGGTTCATTCCGAATCCTCCCGAACCAGCATGAAGTAGGCGTGCTGGATTCGCTGGTAATCGCTGAGCTTTAGGCCTTCAAGTTCGTCACGGCCGATGCGGATAAGCGCTGCGAACAGATACAGTTCTCGATCTTCATCGTTGTTAGCCAATTGGCTAGCCATGCGGATGTCGCGCACGGTTGGAGCGCGCAGGGTAAGGTCTTCGACTTCTACGCCATTGCAGGTGACTGGCTTCGAAAGCTTCACCACGGCCATATCGGCAGAAATGCTCAGCCACTCAGGAACCTTCTTCTCGGTCATGCTGCCTCCCGTTGCGCGCCGTACTTCCTGAAGTACTCGCAGATGTGTTCGCTGAGTTGCTGGCCGCCGATGGTGCTGAGCTGGCCGGTCATGTTCTTGCAGCGACGTAGCAGGGCGTCTGCTTCGGCTTGCTGCTGGGCTGCTTGGAATACGTCGTCGAAGCTCTGGCCAGTTAGCTTTTCAATCCGGCACTGAGCGGGTGACTTGTCGAGGCCTTTCATGCTGCTGCCCTCCGGTAGAGTGGTGCGGCTTTGCCCATATCGGTGTCGTGCCAGCCGGCGAGGAACAGGCTGCGCTCGAACATCAGGTGCAGGCCGTAGGGGCACGCTTCGATGCATTCGTGGAGCTGCCTTGACGCAACGCCTTCGCGGTATTCGATGGTAAGTTCCGGGTGATCAAGCAGCGCTTGGTTGTTCATGGAACTCCTCCCAAGCGCGCTGCGCGTTGATGTCTCAGCCGGTCAAGGTCGTCGTGATTCAGCTTGTGCTCGCAATGGACGATCTCCTGCCAAGCGTCCGCCTCGCAGGGTTCTTCAATCTCTGGGAAGTCTGTTTCCATGGCACACCTCAAAAAGAAGCGGCCACTTGGGCCGCTATAAGTCGCGCTGGAAGGAGGGCATCAGAAGGGGATGTCCGAATCGAAGTCATCCGGCGGTTCCGCCTGCTGAGACTTCTGCGCCTGTTGCGGGCGCTGTTGCCTTGGCTGCTGTTGGCCGTCGCCAGAAGGCTTGCCGCCGAGCAACTGCATGCTGCCGTTGATGTCCACGATGATTTCGGTGGTGTAGCGCTTCACACCATCCTTCTCCCAATCGCGGGTTCGGATACTTCCCTCGATGTAGACCTGCGAGCCTTTTTGCAGGTATTGGGAGGCTATCTCTGCCACCTTTCCGAACAGGACAACGCGATGGAACTCGGCGCGCTCCTGTTGCTGTCCGGTTTGCTTGTCTTTCCAGGTTTCGTTCGTCACAACCGTGACATTGGTAACGGCGTTACCATTTGGCAGATATCGAGTTTCAGGGTCACCGGCACAGTTCCCGATGATGATTGCCTTGTTCACTCCACGGCTCATGCTGCTTTCCTCGTCAGTCGTTGTGCCATTTCGTCCACCTCGCGGATGAACTTCAGTACCTCACGCTCGTAAGCGCTGATTTCTGCTTCGTCGCGTTCGTAGCGGTAGATAAAGAGCTGCAGGTGTTCCGGAAGGCGCGGGTCGAACGACACGAAGTCCGCGAACTCTGCCCCTGTGACCCACAGGTTGTGCATGATCTGCGGCTTGTGTTCCGGCGGAAGGCGCTCTGCCTCCAGGTAACCGATATGCGTGGCGCTTTTCGGGCACTTGGATTCCCAGACGCCAAGACGACCGTCCACCTCGACGAAGCCATCAACGCTGCAGCCGGCCATCACATCCGGCAGGTAGGCGAAGCCGCTCTCGGTGACGATGCGGCCCGTCTCCAGTTCGTAGGCCATGCGGGCAAAGGGTTCCTGCTCGGTGCCCCACTGCATTTCTTTGGTGACGAAGAAGTCGTCGGCTGGCGAACCCGTCAGGCGCTCGGTCACCAGCTGAATGCGGTAGTCGCGACGTGCGGCGGCTTCGCCGGACTTGATCTGCGCCAGAATGTCCCGAGCTCGTGATCCGGTTGCCCGGCCAGCGCGGTCCTGCTTCCACTCAGGGGTGCCCTGAGGGTGATCAGAAATCAGGTATTTCATCATTTTCTCCTTGGGGCTGATCTGCTGCGGGTTGCTCGGCGGACTTGAGTGCCTTGCCTCGCGCTTCGACTGCCGCCTTGAAGGCGTGATAGGCGGGCATATCCTTCGCTGCCTGGATCTCTTTGACGCCATCCTTCCAGACGCCGGTAAGCGCTTCGGGTGAAGCGGCAGCAGTGGCGAGGGATACCCACTTGGCGGTCAGTTCTGGATTGGTTGTCGGCTGATGAGGCTCGTGGTCACGCAGCTCTTCCGGAAGATCCTCAATGTCCTGCGTGAAGATGTCGGAGGCAGCAGTGACGTTGAGGGTCATGGCGATCATGGCGCGCTTACAGGCCATCTTCAGGACGGTGTTGGCGAGGTCGGCGGCCTCGGTTCGTACCTGGGCCTTCTTCTCGACGTTGCCCTTGTACTTCGAGAATTTCACCCGACGCATGTTCTCCGGGGTCAGGTCGAACTCTTCAGGGCAGATCGCGCCACGCCACTTGTACTTCTCTTCGCCGGATGAGCACTCGCCGACGCCCTCTCCGAGCTTGATGCCGGTGGTTTGATGGACGCCTATGCAGGTGACCCGGTAGCGCGCCATCTCCGCCGTAGACAGGTCTTCGATCTGGTATTCCTGGGCCACGCGGAAGGTGACGCACAGGACCTCGGCGCCGGGCTTGTACAGCGTCGGCTTCGGAGTTCCAGGGATCGTTCCGTAGTGGGTGTCCTTCTTCATGATGCCCTGCATCACTTCCTGGACCAGGTTGACGCGCTGGCGAATCTCGATGGCCGAGAAACGATGAACCTCTCCTGCGACGATCCCGGCGCTTTCGCGGGCCGGCATCTGGATGATTTCGGTGCTCATGGCGACCTCAGTAGTTGATCGTGATGTGAGGAACCTTGCGCTGAGCGATCAGGGTGATCGCCTGCTTGGCGCATTCCTCGGGCATGCCGCCGGCGATGAGGGCCGCCAGGGCTTCGTTGTTGATGGCTTTCTTGTGGGCCTTGTCGGCCTCGCGGGCGGCCGCTTCGCGTTCAATACGCGCCTGTTCGTCGGCTTGGCGCTGGCGTTCTGCTGCTGCGGCGGCCTCTGCTTTGGCCTGAGCATCACGCTCCGCCTGTTCAGCGCGGTGCTGGGCTTCCACTTTCTCGCGCTCGGCTTGTTCGGCGGCCAGCTTAAGTTCCAACTCGCGGCGCTCAGCAGCAGCTTTGGCTTCAGCTTCACGGCGAGTTGCCGCGTCGCGCTCTTCCTGGGCGCGGCGTTCAGCGGCGATGCGCTCGGCTTCTGCCGCTTCCCGGGCGATGCGTTCCTCGCGCTCTTTCTGCTCGCGAACGGCGGCCTCGGCGCGTAGGCGCTCCAGTTCGGCCTGCTCGGCTTCGTACTGCTCGCGCTTGGCCAGGGCTTCACGCAGGGCGGCGAGGCTTGCTGCCTTCACGCGGTGAGCCTCGGCTTCGAACTCTTCCCATGCCGGCCCTATCTCTTCCTCTTCAATCAGGCTGATAGCCGATGCGATCTCGGCAGCGGTACGGCCTTCAGTGTTCGTGCAGCGAAGCTCATCGACGCGGCGCTCGTGAGCAGCAACCCGCGCCGCCTCAGCCTCTTCCCACTCGGTCAGCGGCTTGCGAACCTCGGCCTGCCAACTGTCCAGCAGATCGCGCATCCGCTTCCGCTCGGCGTCGATCTTCTTCGGGACTTCCTTCAGCTCAGCCACCAGGTCCTTGCCGACGCCGTCCAGGGCAGTTTTGGAGCGGGCGACCTTGTAGGCGATGGAGGCGATGGCCTCGCGACCCTTGCGAGTGCTCACGTCTGGCACGAAGGAGTCGATCTCGGCGCGAATCTTCTGCAGGTAGGGGTCAAGCCCGTTCTCGGCGCTGTAGACCTGCAGGGCGTTTTCCTTGGGTACGAGGGCAATTTCGGTTGCTGCGTTCACGGGGAGTCCTTGCCGCGCATCGCGCAGCCAGTGAAGGGAGGGGTTATTGGCCGGTAGCTTTAGCTATTACGTGTTCGGCAAATCCAGTGATGGCACCAAGCTTGATGTCTTGCTTTTTGCAGGCATCAACGAACTGCTGGAGCGCATCCAGAAGTTCTGGAGCGGCTGCTATCAAGCGAGCATCAGCCTCGCCTTGCGTGCCAAGGCACTGAGGGCTGTTCTCCTCTCCGTCGCAGCTCAGGATTCCGTATTCATATTGGTCGCAAACAAGAGAGAAGGTTTTTCTTCCGTCACTAGTCTTGTAGTCATCAGACCAGCTCCACGGTCCAGGTGTGTGGCTCATATCGTTCTCCAGGTAGAAGGAAAGGCACTTACCTGCGCGCCGTGTGAGTGACCGGGTAACTCGGAGATTCGGCAGTCCATCCGTTAGCTACGTCGATGGCCTTGAAGAACAGGAGCAGCAGAGCAAGAGCGCCGAGCCAGCCGAGGTCGATGGTCTTGAGCTTCATGGCGTCACCATCCCTACAACTGCCAGCGCGAAGGCGAGAATGCCGCCCACGAAAAAGGCCGCGAAGAACGTGGTCTTGGCGGCCTTTGTCAGGTCGATGGTGATTGTCATGTCGCCCTCCCTAGAATCTTGTCGGTGTGCGCCTTGTCCTGGGCCAGGATGTCGGCCATAAGCCGGATGGATTCGCCGGGGGTTACGGTGCAATCCATCTCAGCCATGGCCAGAAGGCCGCGGGTGTATGCGATCTGGGTTGGTGGATATGGCGACGTGGCGCTCAGCTCTATCTCGCGCTTGATGAACTCGTAGCGGGTCATGCTGCCTCCCAGTCGTAATCACAGTGATCGTCGAAGTCGTCGTTGCGATCTTCCCGAATCCGATCAAGAATTCGGGCTTCGATGTCTTCGGCGTACATCTCTGCAACCGACGCGCACCCGTTTCGGCCAAGATCTTTTGCATTGCCTTCCTCGTCGTAGACCAGACCAGAAACAACCTCGAATTCCACCTCTTCCGGCTCGTCGGGGTAGCAATCCTCCCAAGGCCCGCTGTACCTGCCAGGGCGGCCAGGCGAATAGTCGATGACCTCGACATTCAGTTCGTACTGCTCGATGCTCACTGTGTAAGTCATGGCGTAGTCCTCGCGTCATACGCTTCCTGCGGCTTGCGGATTGCGGTCATGGCTGCTCTCCCTCGACATAAGCGTCGATAGCTTCGTGCGGGTCTTTGCCTTCTTGGATGGCGGCTAGTCCGAGTGTGACCAGCTCGGGTGGATAGCCTAAGAGACCGGTTTCCTGCTCGATCTGGATGCAAATCTCGGTTGCACCGTGGCGCATGGCGTCACAGTAGAGTTCCAGTGGATTCTTCATGGTTGACCTCGTGGTCGCGTGCATGCGGCAGCGTTCCGACTCGCTCCCGTCATACAGGCGAAAAATGCCCGGACTTGCCGGGCTAATGAGGGGTAGGGTGGGGATGGCCGTTCGCTAGACGGCATAGGCACTCTGCAGAGTCTGTTCACCGCCGCCTAAGCAACGGGCCTATTCGCTCAATCCATCAGGATCTCTTGCGGCTCGCTAGAGCGCATCCCCATTGAATGGTGGCGTCATTGCCGGGGAAGTCAGACGGTCAGGGCACGCGATTGACACTCGATTTCGTGGATCGACTCGATGTCGAGCAGGTCGTCTTCGTCGATCTGGCTCTCTTGCAAATTGAAATCCGCGATCAGTTCCTCAGCTTCATCGTCCGGAACGTCGTGGATGATCTTCTTGAACTTCACGATGGCAGTGCCTGTGAGGATGATTCGCTTGCTCATCTCGCCTCCAGTGTATGTATGCGCCAGGGCGCGGTTAGGCGGTGGCCTTGGCGATGGCTGCTTGAGCCGAG